ATAGCCTTTGATGGTTTGAAATTGATTGCTCGCGCTGGCTACATCATCGAGGTAACAGGTAAACTGAACTGTACCAGGATCCAGCCTTGCTGGAGCCTTTACCAGAGTAGCATCAGCCAGCCCGCTGACATCAGCCATAGACATCGATTCGGTATTCCCGCCGATCGATTTCAGTGTTGTGATGGTCACAGGGGAGCTGCCAGATTTCTGAACAATCGTTGCAGTAGTCCCAACCGCCAGTAAAATTTTTCCCATTTATTAGGTCTCCTTATAGTTTCCGATTATGTCGATTGTTGTAGATCTTGCTTGGTCATCCGTTGCATCTGCGAAACTCTCAGCCTGATCCCCTTGATCTTCAAACCGCAAAGAAAACACTGTAAAACCGCTGAGAGTCTTTTGAGTAGCATTCGCCAGGATGATCTGCCTGATCCATTGGCTGATCGTTTGGCAGCTCGCCCTGGTTAAAGCAACTACTGTAACCGTGATACGTTCCGTCGAGTAAGCCAGTGTCCCATCAAGGAAATAATTGCCCTGTAAATCCACCCCCTGATAAACCGCGTAAGGCATGACTCCACCCTGGGGATAGGTTTCGGGAGTAATGCCTCCAGGGAGATTAGTCGAGTAGTTTGTATCCGCTACCAAAAGGTCACGAACAATTTTTGCCAACAGGCTCACCTGATCCCCTCCTGATTCAAAGCCGATTCGATCGATTCTTTGGTTAAGGTCAGTGCCAGGGATTTATTCTCATCCCGAGCAGGTCTGAGAAATGGCTTGCCAGGAACAAATTTTCTGACTCCAGAGCCCCACAGGTTAGCCAAGAAACCGTTTTCAACCAGGTGAGCGTATCTGGTAGGAGTCGTTCGATAGATCAATCCATTCCGGGGATTGATGGTATCAATTGATATTTTGGTCCTCGGACCAACGAAAACAGTGATATTTCCATTTTTTCGATTGGCGAAAATTTTGGACCCCAGCGATTTTTTCAGGGCTCCAGAAGAACCGAGCTGAGGGATTCGTTTTCCCTTTACCTTGATAAATTTTTTGAGCTGTGGAGCCTTTGCCCTGGCTGATTTTAAAACCTGGGTAGACCATAGCCTGGCAGCTCGCTTCAGGGCTGCCTTGATCTTTTTGGGAGCCAGTCCGAGCTGTTCGGCAGCTTCTGTCAGAAAAGTGATTTCCAGACCAGTTTTTTGTAAAACCTTGCTCATATTGTCTCTCCTGGCTTTTGCCTGTCAACACAGTCGAGGACCAACCAGGTCCTCCTCCCATCGGGATCCCTCAATCCTTTGATTGCCAGAGTTCGATTTCTCCAGAGAATCTGTTGATCAGTCAAAACAGCAGGATTAAACCGGATCGTCACTGTGGTATAGGTCAGGCTCTGGGTCTGGGAGTCGATCGCCGATTCAGCTCCACCAGCTCCCTCAATCTTCGCCCAGCAGGTCTGGTAGGTTGTCCAGTTTCTACTAGGTTGGCCAAACGAGTCAGAAGACGACGTACTGGATTGCAGCTGGATTCTGTGCCTCATGTCACCTGTAGCCACCCGGTAAGGCATTAGCAATAATCTCCCGCGCTGTAGATCTTGCAGATTGATTCGATAGCCAGAGCAATCTCATCCCCTACTGATCCCACCGCTTCGCGGTTGTTGTACCAATGAGAGACCAAGAGCTTAATCGCATTCTTGAGCAGTGGAGGAACGAGGCTGGCATCAGCAGAATATCCAGCCACGAAACTGATCTGGACAGCATTGGTTTTTCCCAGCTGTGTCCAAGGCCAATACACCATTGGAGGCAGTACCAGCCTGGGAGGATTATGATAAAGGTCCAGCTCGTAGTCTGTTCCTGCTGTTAATGTCGTCAAAACTCCTTGAAGATTGTAATACTGCACCAGTGGAGTCGCTGTTAAAAACTCAACCCCGGCAGATTGATCCAGAACTGGCAGCCTGGGTAGGTGAACAGACCAGCCAGGAAAAGTATCGAGGAGTAACTTGTAGCCCGTGTAAATCATGGTTCTACGGGTCACTCGCTCGATATAGTCCCTGGCCGCTGTGATCAGAGTTGAGATCAGGGAATCATCATCGGTAATGTCAATACGCAAGTGGGTTTTCATTTCCGCGAGGGAAACTGGCTCGACAGCCGGAGGAACCACTACCGCTAATGTCACCTTTTATTCCTCTGATTCTGTAACTTCTTTTCCGGATTCTCTGGAGTCGGATCCCTGTATTCCTCTCCCACTCCAGCTTTAATCAGCCGGGTTCCTTCCTCGACAGAGACGTCAAGAATTTCGCCGGCTGAAAAATAATGGACAGGAGAGGATAGAGATTCGAGAAGCAAAATTTTCATCTCTATCCTCCTATCGATTAATGAAGCAGATACTTCAGGGCCCGAGGCTGAATGACTCGGCTGTCAGCTCGCATCAAGCCGACAAAAGCCACCTGCCCGAGTTCAGCGTATCGTTCATCCAGTCGAACAATCTGGAGATCCATCGCATCACGGATGAACAGGCCCTTCTGAAAATCGCCGAACAGGATCGACTTGGCCCCCGATGCGATCGAAGAAGGCATTGATTGATTAATGAATACCGGATAGCCCAAAAGCCGATTGGGTTCGCCGACCATATAGGATTCGGTAAAGATCGGTCTGCCGAGGCTGTCCTTCAGCTGTCGGATAGCCTGAAGGATGGAATCGTGCATCATGAAGACAGCCTGGTCACGATAGGCACGATCCAGGCTGTGGGTCAGCCCAATGATATCATTGACCGCCAAGGCTGTTGGGCTGGCAGCAGTGACGGAATTGGTAGCAGAGGTAAGGCAGCCTTCAGGCTGGCCGGACCCTGTACCAAGGGTAAAATCGGTCTGCTGGATCCTACCCAATCTTTCACCCAGCAGCCCGCCAAGCATTCCTGGAATATCGATTGCGGAATCCTGCATCAGCTCAATCGAGGCATTCACCAGCTTACTGGTGTATTTGAAAGCCTGAAGAGTCTTCTGGCTGAAAGCAACATCCTGAGAAGAGAAAGCCACATTCTCAGAAACTCGCTCGCCAGAATTGCTGGTGTCATCGACAACAGGAATCTGAACAGGGTTTCCTGTATCGGTCCTGATCACCCTGGCCACTTCTCGAAGGTTGGCATAATAGAGAAGGTTCTTTTCCAGCTCGGGAAGGAACCCGGTAGGAACCAGGTAGCCACCTGCCGAACCGTTAGCCAAAAGCACACCTTCAGACTGGGTTCGGGTCTCGAAGCCCTTCGCATCCTTTCGGAATTCAGCCTTGAAAGAATTCACTGTCCGATCGTCCCACAACCTGAAATTCAGGACCCTGTTATCGAGATTGAATCCTTGCCTCTCGGCTGCTGCGAGATGTTTATCCTGGAGGTTTCCCGTAGGAGCCAGGGTCCACCCACGCAAGCAGAGGTCCCGGTCCTGATTCGCCTGGCGGTCATTCAGATCCCGGACATAACCGGGAGCATAACCTGGAGTCATCGGAACAGATCGCCGGGAGGCTGGCTTTACCTTAGCTTCGAGAGCATGGAGCCGAGCTTCCATAGATTTCAATTTCGCATGAGAATTCTCAGCTGGCATCGGTTCAGGCTGAGGAGTCCCCTCGGGAGGAGAGTCCTGATTCTTATCATCTTCTGGATCCTGAGCGACCTGCTCTTCCAGGAGGCTGACACGATCATCGAGATCAGCCACTGTCTGAGTCAGATTGTCGATCATGGATTGTTCATCGGGATTCAGGTCCCTTTTTTCGAGCAGGGGAGACAGCTTGTTCATGAGTTTCTTTCGCTCATTCAGAAGACTGTGAACCTGATCGAGTTTGCTTTTCTGCTGCATCTGATGATCTCCTTATGATTATTTTTCAGATTTTAACTTTTTGGAAACACGATACCGATTTTGAAGAAACCACAATTTTCGCTTCCTGCTTTCCCAGTCTCTAATCGAATTCAGGCTTCGAAGAGCGACAAAAGTATCTGGATAGGCTGGAATCGTCACGACAGAGACTTCGATCAAGTCCAGATCGGTCAGGGTCCTGATTCTTTGGCCGTCGACCACCTCCCAGGTT